ATGGCTGCCGCGCACAATAGCAAAGACGACCGCCCGAGCAACGTTATCCCGCTGCCGCTCACCAATATCGACCAGCAGCTATCCGAGGCGACCGCGCTTGTGGAGACATTGATTTCCATCGGCGAAAACGCAGAGGATGCAGAATTCCTGCGCTTGCGCAGCTCAACTGTCGCGCTGCTCTATATCCTCACCGACAAACTGAAGTCGGCCGACCGCAGCATTCCAGCCCTATATCCCAGGCGGAGCATGCAATAATGCCGAAGAAGTCACCGCACCCGCACGTCAACTGGCGCGACGGCAAGCCGCGATTCAGCCCTGGACAAGCACTCCGCGTGGCTGGGCACAAAGGCCTCGATTTGCGCCATCCTGATGGACGCTGGTATTCCTTCGGCGAGGCTATCGACTGGTCAAACAACTTCACCAAGACGATCGACAAGCCAAGCCCCTTAGCTAAGTCGGGTGAGCATCCCGCTACCAAGGGCTATGTCTATTTTCTGGGGGTTCGGGATCGGGTCAAGATTGGCTATTCGGCCAATCCAGGACAGCGCCTTATGTCGTTGAAAACTTCTGCCGCTGACCCGGTTCACTTCTTCTTCTCCGTACCCGGTACACGATACGATGAGCGGCGCCTGCACACTGAGCTCGAGTCGCATCGGTCATCTGGCGAATGGTTCAAGCGGTCGCTGACAGTAATTCGCGCGATGCAGCGTCACCTTTCCTCGCACATCGACCGATTGAACTTCGACAGGGATTAACGGACGTCGCTAGGTCGTGTCTCCACCGATCGCAGGATCCTTTGCAGCATGTCGGTCTGCCCGACGAGCTTTTCCTCGATACGGATGACACGTGTGTTCAGGTCGTCGCGGGCGGCCTCTATCCGGTCGACGCGCGTTTCGAGGCGCTTGGCGTCGACCAGCGCCTGTTCCTGCGCCGCCTGGACGCTCGCGGCCCACCAGATGCCGGCGGCGGTCTGCAGGGCGATGGTGACGATCAGCGCCACCGGCACCCGCTTATCAATGTGGAAAGTGCCGCTGGCCGGGTCGATGGCGCTCATTTCCGTTCCGTCCATGTCTTGAGGCCGGCCTTGATGGTATGGCCGCCCATGTAGAAGCCGGCAAACAGCGTCGTCAGCCAGGCCAGCGTGGCCAGGTCGATCGCCGCCGCCATGGTCGAGCCGATCGCGGCATCGGTCGCCGGCACGATGACCAGGCGCCAGCACCACAGGAAGCCGAGGAACCACATCCACGCCGGCCGCCAGGCCCATGACCAGGTCTGTTCCTTGGCCATTTCGGCAAGCTGGATTTCGTTCGAAAGCTGCTGGCTCTTGACGTGCGCGAGCAGCAGCTCGGCCGTCTCGGGCTCGGCCGCCATGATCGCCTCTTCCAGCCGATCCGGTTCCTGCTCGGCAATCTCGGGGATCCGCTCGGCCGGCGCGCCCAGCTTCTCGGCCACGATGTCGATCGCCTTGTCGGCGAGATCTCCGCCGGCGCCGCCGAGCTTGTCCTTGAGCAGCTTCTTGAGGAAGGGCACGGCGAGCTGCGCCGCGCCTTCGAGGATGACGGCCGCGATCGCGCTCATTTCGAAAGCCCCAAGGCGCCGGCCACTGCGGCCAGGGCAAGCACGACGATAGCCGCGAGCACCTTGCCGGCGGTGCCGTTCTTGGGCGCATCCTCATACTTACCGGGTATGGCAATGCTCGGCTGGTGGGTTTTCGGCGCCTGCGGGGTCGCTGGAGCGGTTTTGACGGGATCGACGGGCACCGGAGCCGGCGAGGGCGCTTCCTGCGCGCCGGCGGGCTTGCTCTTGGCTTCGTACCAGGCTTCGAGGGCGAGCGATGCCCACTGGTTGCGGCTGACGTAATGTTTCGCGCCGGCGCGCTCAAAGGCAACCTCGAAGGCTTTCACCTTTGCCGCCAGCCCGATCGCGCCGCGCAAGGCCGGGATCGCGTGCCTTTCCGGGCCTTTGAGCTCGACAAACACATAGGCATAGTTTGCTTCGTCGCTAGCCGGGTCGAGCTTGTTGCGCGCGCAGTAGGCCTCGTAGGCGCGCCGGCGCGGGCCGGTCCACATCGCCCAGCCATAGCCGCCGCGCGAGCCCTTCACAGTCGGGCTGATCTCCTGCAGCTTGGTGAAGCCGTAGCATTCGTGGCCGAAATTGCCGAGGATCGCCGCCACGTCGTCGAGCTGCAGCGGAAAATCCGCCATCAGCTTTGCCATGATGCCGGGCGCCTTGGCCCGAAAGGTGTTCTGTGCCTTGCCCTTGCTCATGTCGATGCCCCTTTGTTGGATTGGGGCCATCGTAGGGTCAGGCAGGAATCGTCAATTGCTAAGGGGTGCTGCCATCGCAATGACGCATGGGCTGTTGAACCAGTGGTTGGAACGATACACTTGGTGTTCCCAGAAGCCGCATTTGGTCAGGAGTTTATAGCCGATACGGTTCTTGTGCCACTTGATGAGGTCTTCTTCCTCAAAGGGGCAGGCAACGATAGCAGCCTTTTTCGCCAGCCTGCGAAGCATGAGGAGAAATTCCTCCGGCTCGTCGACGTGCTCCACGGTGTGGCTACTCATCACGACATCCCATCGCCGAGGGCCGCTGTACGCCTCGGCTTCCCCATGAATCGCGGTGATGTCTGGGAACCCCGTCTCGGCGACTGCTTTGAACATCGGGTCGATGTCAACCCCGACGACAGGATCGAATTTCACCCCCGCGTAGGACTTAGGGTGGTGCATGATTCTGAGCATAGCCAGCCCAGCGCCGGTTCGAGGACCAATGTCCAGCAAAGAATAGACGCCAACTCCCAGGTGCTTGACTGCAAAAGCTGACACGTCTGCGTAAAACGCGACCGACTGAGCGTCCATATGGACCGAATCATTTGTTTCCGCGTCCCGTCTGCGGAATAGATCATGCGGGGCCGGATTGGTCATCTTCGCTCGATTGCCTTTGGTCACACGACGCGGTAGGCGTAGCGTTCAAACCTCATTTTTACAAGGGAATTACTGATGTCGGGTCAGGCAGAGTTGAACGAAATTGAGCAGGTGATGCAGGGCGTTGCCGTTCTTTTTAGCGCCTTCGTTCGAGCTGCCGGGGCAACAGACCCGGAATTTGGCCTGCGCCTTCAGAGGGAAATCAATACGGCCGTTGATCAATTCGATAAGGCCAACCCAGGCAACACTACGGCACTTCAAACCGTGGAATGGGCTCAAACCTTGGCTAAGGTTTCAGACCCATTCTTTGACCAGATGCATCGGCCTCGGAACTAGGCCTTCTTGGTCACAGTTTCTTTCTGAGTGTCGTTGGCGGACTGCGGTGCTGTTGCCGCCGTGAGTGCTTTGCTTAGGGCCACGTTCTCTGCTCGCAGGGCGTCGATTTCAGTCTGAAACGTTGCAATCTGAAACACCATATCGGCGACAATCGCCTTGAGTTTAGCGGTCAAATCCATTGTTAGCTCTCCTATGCTGCAGTGGTGACGGCGGTCCATGCGGTGTTGCCGTCGGTGTTAACGTACATGCGAGTACTCGTGCTGGTGCCGTCGGAGCGGAGGTAGAGCGAGCCCTTGGCTGCAGCCAGTGTCGGCACGCCCGATCCGAAGAACACGCCGAAGTTCGCGGTTGACGAGAGGACGAGGCCCTTGCCGGCCGCGCCGCCAGCAGGGATTGCAGTTTGCCCATGAACTCGGGCGGAACCAACGAGATCGAGCAGGCCGTAAGAACGGAGCGCCATCCAAGTTGCAGGCGTTGCCGTACCATCTGCTGTCGTTCCGAACAGCAGATCGGTTGGCATGTCGTTTGCCCCCGGAGTGAGGGAAATGGCCGCAGTAATGAACGCGCCGGGGATGAAGTTCGTCCCATCGTCGCCGTTGAAGATTATCGAACCCAGGACATCGCCATTTACGACCGCGCCACGGGTGCCGATTGCTGCGCCACGGCTTTTGGCTATGACAAAGCGTCCCTGATTTGCATCGGCCGACCACCGGGTAATGCCGGCAGTGGCGGCAGCCCCCGCACCATGGATTTGGACAGCAGGCGTAAAAGCGCTACCAGCCTCCGAATTGACCTGATATTGCGTCTTGCTTCCGAACACCGCGAGGCCGCTCGCCCCGAGGCGCAAGTTGGCCGTGCGGAGAATATCAGTCGCGATGGTCGCGCTCTCGAAATCGAAAACATCCGTAAGATATCCGCCGAGCTTGGTGTGCGCGAGCACTGCGTTGCCGACGACAGAGCCGCCGTTCTCGCGGTTGATGTAGCCGCCCGGCACGATGGCGTCGGTACGTACGAAATTGCCTGTCCACCACTTGTGCCCATGGATAGACGCAGACAAGACGACACCGAAAGTGCCGGGGTATATCGACGCCGTTGCGCCGTCTTCCGCAGGCAGAACGTCAGGCACAACCTGCAGGCCGACAGAGTACCGCGTGCCACCGACGTCTGACTGAAGGCCGAAATCGCCCCATCGGTTGCCGGCATTGATTTCCTGGCCGATGACCGCGCCAGATGAAAACGTCTGACCGAGCGCGCTGGACGGGCTGTTCGCACCAGACCACATGCCGAACACGGAGCCGCCCGCCAAATTTTGGTGCGTGGCCCATGAAGTGATGCCCGTATCGAATTCGGTCGCGACGGTCGGGGCCGAAATCGTGTACTGGCTCAGCCAGTTGCCATACTGGCCCTTGCCGCCCGTGCGCTTCACATCGGTGTAGATCGGCCCACGTCCGACTGAACCTGTAATTCCCGACTGTCCTGCCGGCTGGTGGGTGCGAAGGATTGCGCCCAGGTACGGCAGCGGCTGGTCAGTGTTCGGTTGAACGGGTGACGCGACAGACTGAATGAAGCGGAAAACGCCAGAGACCTTGACGCGTCCAGGTCCATAGAGCTTTTCGCGGTTAGTGGCAGAGAGGGCGGTTAAGCTGTAGAAGGCCGCCGTCTCCGGCACGTAGATCGTTTTTCCGGCAGCGAAGGCCGCATTAAAAGATGCCGTATCGTCCGCCACGCCGTCTCCGACAGCGCCGAAATCCTTGACGTTGAGGTGATCGGCAAACCGGTTCGAGAGCGATCGGGGTGTCACCGAGCCTGTCGCGATGACCTCATTGACGACGCTGGAATCTACATAGGCCTTGACGCTCTGCTGGCTCGGAACAGAAGTCGGGCTGTCGGATGCCATGTCGTCTTCGTCGAGGACAACAACGAGGCCGAGTTGCGCAGCGGACCTGTTGACCAGCTTTTTCGCGGCAAGGTCCCAGCCGAGCAGTTTTTCGGCTTCGGGTGTCGGAAGCCTGACGTCGCCGTCGAAATCTGGCTGGAACGCCAGGGAACGGTCGGCATCACGCCGCAGCTCTTCGATCACGGTTCCCTGTTTCGACAGCTCTTTTTCCAGTTCGTTGGAGCTGAGAGCGCCGCCCTTGGTCACGGCCGTTTGTCGCTCATGCACCCGCTTGGACTGCAGGACGAAGTTGGTGGTGGCGGGAATGGTCGCGTCGAAGGTCACGGAAAATGTGTCGAAGGCGGCCCCGGTCGACTTCGTGACGGTTGCGTCGAGCGTGACGTCGGAAAAGCGATCCTCGCCGACGGCGCGGGCCAGCACGACAACGTCGGCAACATCGAAGATCTTGAAATCGGACGGGCCGTAAGGGCCGGGCGTCCCGTTGCCGACCAGGAGCGTGGATTCGCGGGTTTCGCGCGGGTAGGGATAGGGGGTCGCAGTCATGCCGGGCCTCTATGGGTTGAGGCTGCCAGCATGACGCGCGCGCGAAAGCGTCAATTGGCGGTTCACTGACCCCGTAGCGGCTCTATGCCGACGGCCTCGTTCACCCCAGCTTCAAGCTTGTCGAGCAGAGTACGGATATAGAACAGGTTCTGGCCGATCAGCATGCGGCGCATGCGCCGCGTGTCGCCGGCCGACCAGTCCAGATTTGCCGTATTTCTCCCAGACTTGATCAAGGCTTCGATCTTGCCCGCGGTTGGACCCAGCGCGGCCGTCAAGGACTCGCGGCTGATATAACGCGAATCCGGCCGCTTTGCCCCGACCGCCGAGAATGCGTCGAGCGAAAACCACTTTTCCGACAAAGCGTTCGCCTCCTGATACCAGCCGAGCATGCCAGATCGCGTCATGCCGGCCTTTATGAGGTCGCCGGGCTCCTTCGGCATGTCCCGGCCGACAATGGCCGAATAGGCGTATTCAGCCAGGATGCCGAGGCCGATGGCCGACACGGCGCCGTGCAGCACGTTGATGTCGCGCGTCTGCAGGCTGCGCACCAGCAATCGTTCATGAGCTGCCGTCACAAAGCTCTTGTACTGCAGGATCAGCGCGGCGATCGGGTTGGACATCATCAGCGGCTTTTCGGCGCCGGGCGTGATGATCATGACATCGACGTCACGTGCAAGTGCGCCTTCGAATGCCTCGCGCGCGCCGGCATCGGTCCAGTTGCCGGTGTTCGGGATCCGCATGCCATCGATAACGTCCGAGCCGCCGTCTGCCTTCAAGGCGGCCTCGATGCGACCGGCCATCGCCGCGTCGATGCCGTTTTCGGCCAGGTCGCGGATCTGTTTGGCAGTGGCCTTGCCGACGGACAGCGCCTCGGCCGCACGTGTCAACTCGGTGCCGGCCACCATGCCGGCTGCAAGCTTGGAAAAATCGGTCCATTGCGCCAGGCCAGACACATTTTGGAAGACATCGGCGCCGACCTTGACACCGCGCTCGACCCGTGATGTCGGGCGGTAGATGTCGAGAACGTCGTGCAGGCTGGCAGCGCGGCTGTTGAGATAAGTCTCTGCCGCAATGCCCAACGCCTGCAGCTGGCCTTTCCATGCCACCACCGCCTTTCGCGTCTCGGGGTTCGCGAGAGACTTGGCAAACGGCAGCCATGCCCCCCTGAATGTGCGCGTCAGGCCATAGCGCCATTGTACGCCGGCGATATCCGCCACCGAGGACAGCGCCGCGCCGCCCAGGTTGGTCATGACGTCGTATCGAGCCGCAGCCATTGCCATCCGTCCCATGAAGCGCTGGCGAGGATCAGAGGAATATCCATAGGTATGGCGCACGCGGTCGCGCATGGCCGCGAGATCGGCGACGGTGCTGTCGTAGCCAGTCTTGATCTTTTCCCGCTCGGCCGGCGTCTTGGCGCCCATCTGCAGCGCCGCCGCTTCATCCTTGATCTGTCGGAATGCCTCCGTCATGTCGGCGTCGCCGAACCGCTCGGTCAACAAAACGTCCGGCACCATGGTGTTCAAGTAGATCTCGGCGGTGTTTTGCGCGTCGGTGTCCAGAAACTCGCGCACCAGATTGTCGGGGATCATGAAATCACGCGCAGCCAGCGGCCCGCGCGCTTCCTTGACCGGGCCGGATTCGCGGGGCGCGGTGTGGGCGTCATACGGCAGCCGACCGTCAGGGTTGCCGACGATGCGGTCGACGATCTCGTTGGCGACACCTTCGATTTCCTGCCGGGTGCGCAGCCGTTCCTTCGACAGGATATGTTGCACGGCCGAGGCAATTTCCGTGTCTGCGCTCTGCAATCGATCCGGTTTGCCGTTGAAGGTTTTACCAGCATAGGTACCGGCAGCGATCTTTTCGGCCCTTGCCGTCTCGTCTGTCGCCCGGCCTTTCAGGGCAGCCTTGACCGCCTTGGCCGATTTGCCCTGCCACTGACCCAGGGTCTCTTCGACCTTGGCCAGTAGCCGATCGCGCATTCCGGCAAGATCAATCAGCTCGGCGTCGTGCCCCAGTTTTTTCACCTTGGCCTTTTCGAGTTTGACAATGTTGGCCCCGACTGTGTCGAGCTTACCTTGCAAATCCCGCAATTGGTCTTGCAAGGCGGCCTTTTTGGCTTCTTCACCTTCCAGCCAGTCAGAAAAGACCTGTACAGCTCGGGGCCGCTCGCCGATCAGCCTCTGTTTGTTCCAGACGCGGATCATGTAGCTGTCGGCGGTTGCGACATCGACATCCTCGGGTAACAGGCCGGCCTTGATCGCGCGGTCGCGCCACGGGTTGAGGATCGTGTTGCGAAGGAATTTCGCCACTTCGGCGGCTTCCTGCACAGGATGCTGGTCGCCGTTGCGGAGCGCTTCGTCCACCATTGCCCGGAACTCGGGCTGCGACACCTTTTCGCTTGGCCGGCCAGTATGGTCCATGAGCCGTGCGCCGCGCTGCGACAGCGACTGCCGCCAGTTTTCGGCCTCGCCACCGAAACGGTAACGGGCGTAAGCCGAATCTATCATGCGCGCCAGACCAACGCGGGCCTTGTTGACTTCGTTTTTCGCCAGCCTGTCGAGAGCCGGGCCTTGCGTCGTTGCCACGCCCTCCCGGTTTTCCTTGAATAGATACGGCGTCTCCACCAGGTCGACCGTGGCGCGGCGGGCTGCGATGAAGGGGGAATTGAGCACGCGGCGGGGAGGTGAAATCTTCGCGGTCGGGTCTGGCAGCTTGTCGAGCAAGGGCGCACTGTCGAGCTCGAGCTGGCGGGTGTCGGCGGCGGCCGCGCCAACCGCCTGTGGTGAAGAAGGTATTTCGACACGATCGGCATCTAGCGCCTTTACGATCGTGTTGCGCTCGGCCCGGCTCAGGAGGGCGCCGGCGCCGGCTCCCAGGAAACCGCCCAGAATGGTCGCTGTGCCAATTCCCACGGCCACATCGTCCGCGCCGTAGTGCGGCGTGGTCACTGCCATGGCGGTTTCGCCGATCGCCGCGCTGGCGCCACTGGCCAGCGCCACGTCGGCGCCGATGCGCAAAGCGCGGTAGCCCGCAGCCGCGCCGGTGAAAACCTTGGCGATGGGCAGGAAAATGGTCGGGTCGACCAGACCCATGCCGACGGCGGCGACCATCCCTTTCCGGCCGGATCGCCCAAGTACGTCGGCCGCCTGCTCGTCATCATCCCATTCCTGCATGATCGAGCGTGTTTCCTGCTCGTTGCGGGCATAGGCGAAGCGCTCAGGATCAGCCTCGTATTTGGTGCCCCTGATCATTTCCAGCGGATTATGCCCAGGATCCGTGACGGCGCCTTCCCGGTTTTCGAGATATCGCCAGGAGCGGTACGGATAATTTGCCAGAGTTCCGGCGGCACGCACGGTTTCCATCGTCGCGGGCGCTTCCGGTGCCGCAGCGGCCGGCTTAGCGACTGGAACCTGCCACGGCACATACTCGTCTGGAACGGTCGGCATCAGCGTTCTCCGGGCAAGCCATTTTGGCGCAGCTGTTCGCGAACGCGCCGGTGCTCTTCATGGCGCTGCTCGGTTTCGTCGAGGATTTCCCGCACACGCTCGGCGCGCATTTGCATGTCCGCGGGTGTGGCCGGACGCCAGGGCGGATAGAACGGTCCGATCGTTGTGCCCTCATTGATCACGATCCAAGGATCATGCTGGGTCTTGCGCGCTACTGCCGCTCGTTCCATTGCCTGCTTTTGGGCGGCAAGCGGATCGAAGAAATAGCGCAGCGGCCGGCCTTTTTCGTCCGATAGCAACTCATCAAGCCCGGTTTCCGGATCCGTCACTGCAATCAGATAGCCAGGTGCTTGCCCGCTGTCGGCTGCGGTCTTCGTCTTGCCATCGGGGACCAGCGCGGTGTTGGCGACATCGAGATTCCGAGACGATGTAAATTCCCGCCACTCTTCGGCCAACCATGCTTTGTCGGCGCCGACGGTCGGATAGTATTGTTCAGGCGGGTACGCCATGAGCCTGCCGCCCCGAGATCCATTTACGGAAGTTGTGCCCCAGATGCGGCGCATCTGTTCGATTGCCTGCTCACGCGCCGTGCCGGCGTCACCAGTCACCGCATAGCGCTGTCCTGCCAATCCGACGAAATCGGTCACCAGCATTCGCCGGGTGTCGGCATCGATCGGCGCTTCGGTGTCGAAGATCCAGTTTGCATCAAGGTCGGCAACGATCTGTTCGAAGGTGCGCTTACGAGCCTCGGTCTCGCCCTTGCTGACCAAGGGTTTGATGTTTTCCTGCCATTTCGGGTTCGCGCGATCTTTCAGCCAGGATTGGACTTCCTCGGGCGTGGAGTAGCGGAGACGGCCCTGCCAATCCTGCAGCTTTTCGATGCCATCGTTTCCGAACTGCGCCGCCACCTCTGCGAAGCCGCCACTGGTAGCGATAAAGTCGAGCTGTTTCATGGCATTGCCGTATCGCTTCGGATCCAGCGAGGCCATGTCGGCAGTCAGCAGCTTTTTTTCTTCAGGTCGATAGAGTGAAGGCACGGCGATGCCGTGATGGGCAGCCGCGCGTTGCGCTTGCTCGCGCCGCTGGGTCAACGTTGCGGCTAGGGCGTCGTCACTCGTCGCATCGATGGGGGTCAGGCTGATCGTACCGTCCCGGTTCGCTTCGCCGAGCGGGTCAACCTCGATCGCCTTCTTTCTGGCGGCAATCGACTTTTCGGCGTAGTTCAAGACGCTGATCTGTTCATCGGTCGGGTTGCGGCCGATCTCCGTCCGAAGTTTTGCCACATATGCCTCACCGTCGGGAACAGGGAGGCCACGGATCGCCCGAGCTGCAGTGATCTTTGCCAGGCTTTCCTGCATCGCCGTCTTGCCTTCGGGCGTACGGCCAGCGTCGAGCATGAATTTCGAGAGTTCAGCAGGATCAAGGTCATATCCGGCAGCGATGCGTTCGGCCAGCTGATCGCCCCGCTTCCTATAAGAACCGGTAGTGCGCTCGGCTTCATTCCGCTTGAAGGTCTCCAACTTCTGCAAGTCTAGATCGAGCGTCTGCCAGCCGTCGCCATCCATCCCCTCGACCTGGCCGGCGGCGAAGTCGGCGGCCATTTCCTTGCGCATGGCGGCCACGCCGTCGGCATCGAGTGTGTCGGCCTGCTTGCCGTAGAAGCCGAGTGCCGCCTCCCTCCGGCTGGCGATCTTGGCGCGGGCGGCGTCGTCGGGGTCGAGCACGCCGCGCGTCACTGCCGAATCGTAATGGTCATCGATGGCGGCCTGGCTCGCCGCGATGGCGTCGGCCGCGTCGGGGCTCGATGGATCGAAGTCGGCAAGGCGCTTTTTCTGTTCGGTTTCCAGCGTGCCGGTGCGCTCGATGAAATCGGCGCGATCCTGTGCCTCGGCCTTCTTGGCGAGATTGTCGCGGGCCTGGCCGACATAGCGTTCCGCCATGTTGCCGAAGCCGATCTCGTAATCCGACATGATCTCCGGAAACACATGGTCCTTGGCGATCGCGCCCTTCAGGTCGTTGAAGGCCTCGGCCAGCTTGACCGGATCGTCCTTGTAGCGGTCGAACAGCTGCGAGCTGGTCGAGCGCATTTCGGTTTCCAGCATCTGCACATAGGTGCGGGTGCCGGCTTCGTCATAGGCGCGGCCAAAGATCGTGTCGCGCCCCGAAGGCCGATAGGTGCCGCCGGTCAACGTGACGCCTGGCGAAATCTGGTCGGGCTCGGACGGCAGTACATAGCCGTTTTCGGCCTTGTTGATCCAAAGGCGGGCGAACTGGCCAGCCGTCATGCCGGCGCGGCCACCATTCAGGCGAACCGCGTCGGCGCCGACCACGCTTGATGCCTTGGCATCGGGGTTTGCGAGCAGCTTTGCAGCGCCGCCGGCGCCTTGCTGGTGCGCCAGGTACAATTCGCCGGGTGTCGGATCCCGGCCGAGCACTTTGCGCAGATGACCGGCATTGCCTTTCATCAGCCGAGCCGCTGCGTCGGATGCCTGGTCAACGTCGTAGCGGTCGGCCAGGCCCATCGCCTTGGCCGTCGAATCGATGAACTGGAACGGCCCGCCTGCGCTGGAACGAGGGTTCTTGGCTCGGGGATTACCGCCGCTCTCGATCTGGGCGATGATCTTCATGGTGGGCGCGTCGACACCGTGTTTTGCCGCGGCTGCCTCTATCGCCTGGTTGAGCGGCCCCGAGAAGCTGGCACCGCGTGCATTGCCATTGCCGCCGATCGGCGGCAGTTCGCCGGCTTGCGGCCTCCCGTCAAGTGCCGCCTGCTGGCCCGCACGACGGCCGGCAGCTTCGGCCCGGCGATCGGCGACGCCGCCGGCTTCCTCGGCCAGCCGAAACATCGCGCTTGCCACGCGCTCCATGAACTCGCCGCCAGGGCGAGCAACGGGCAACAGCCCCTCGGACAGCAACGCCCGGGTGCGGAAGGGCTGGTAGGAAACGGGTTCCCGACGCTGGTTTGCCATCAGTAACGCTCCGCCATCGATGCAAGGCCTTTGGCGCCGCCGACCAGGCCGTTGAGAAGTCCGGCGCGTTTCGCCTGTTTGGCACTCGCTCGATAGCCAGCGGCGCGTTCCGAGAGCCGGGCAACGCGCGTCTGCTGCGTGCCGGCATCCGTGGTCAACGCCAGATCCGCTTCGCGATAGGCATCCGTGCGGGCGGCGCGGGCGGTGCCGAAGGACAGGTCGACGCCCGACGCGGCATAGGCCACGTCCCCGGCGCCAAGCGCATCGGCCATTGCCCGCTTGATCGACGCGCGCCGCTCGATGCCCTGCAGGTTCTCCAGCGGCTTTTCGCGCTCGGCGTCCTGGGCCTGCAGCTCCAGCGCGTCGGCCTCGGCATTCCCGGCCGAGATCGATGAAAGCACGCCGAGCACCGTGGCCGTGCCCTGCAGCACCGTCGCCAGGGAAAAGCCAGAGGCTACCGGTGCAGCAGCAGCGGCCGCCGTACCAGCTGCCGCTGCGCCGCCACCGCCGAAGAGCGAAGTTATGCCGCCGATCAGGATTTCCATCAGAGTTTTGCCCCTATCGCATAGTCGCGCACCCGGAACTTGCCCGGCCGCGTTTGGGTGATGACGAGGGTCGGGCTCTCCATGAAGCCCATCAGCCCGCCCACCGTGATCAGCTTGGTTTTTGGCGGCGGCGGCGCGTCGACGGGGTCGGACGTCTGCAGCAGTGGCACGTCCTGTGGCGGCTGACCGTTGGCGCCGATCGCGATCGACGTCGTGTCGACGATGTTGACATGCGCGGTATGGATCCGACCCGGACGCATGATCACGTCGTCGCCGGGCGTCACATAGACCTGCGGCATGCTCTCGAAGCGGGGCGGCTGCCAGCGCCCGACTATGGCACTGGCATAGGCATCCTGCAGATTGATCGAGCCGCCCGAGACAGTGAAGGGCCCGATATCGAAGCCATCGGCAACGGCATAAAGCACGGTGCCGTCGACATAGGGCAGGGCAGTGACGACGCCGGCCAGGTCAGGCACGACAGCAACGGCGTCGTGCAGATAGATCAAGTCGTCATACAACTCGATCGAGCGTTCGGCGCCACGCTCCACGGCCACCCACAGGCGATTCTTGCCGTCGATGATGATCTCGCGCACCAGGCCGTTGCTGGCCGCGATCCACTCGCAGAAGCCGGTGATTTCCTGGTTGCGGATGAACTGACCCGCCACCAGTCGCCCATCCGAACGCATGAGCCAGCCCTTGGAGGCGTCGAGGTCGGAGCGCGACCGCTGACGCGCCGACCTGGTCAGCTTGGTCACCAGGTGAGAAGCAAGCAGGCTGACGGGCGTGGCAGTGTAGGAAGTCGACACGTCGTCATAGATGATCGACAGCAGTTGATTGCCGCCGGCCGCATAGTTGACCAGCCCTTGCGGGTTGATCGCCACATAGTGGACCTCGCCTTCCAGATCGAAGGGCTTGCAATTGGGCTGGGCCCCGATCTCGCTGGCCAGCACGAAATTCAGCGGCGTGTTGCGCTCGATCGTGCGGTTGTTGGCGAAGTAGGCGCCGCGATCGGTGAAGGCCAGCGTATACTTCGACTCTTTCAGGTGCAGCACGGTTTCGGAGGTTTGAGAGCGCAGCTTGTCCAGCCGCGCGGCGGCGTCGGACACCGCCTCGATGTTGAGGTCGAAATATTCGCCGGTACGGCTGAATGCCATGGCGCCGGTGACGGCCGGTGCGCGGGCATAGCCCATGCGGTCCTGCACGAGCGAAATCGTGCCCGGCCAGCCACGCGTGTTCGAAAACATGGCCTCGTAATCGGTCTCGCCGATCTGCGAGTGAGTTGCCAGCGCCGACGCTTCCGACGTGTTCGAGATCAGCGACGAGACCTGGTATTCTTCACCCGACAGGCTCCCGCCAAAGGTGATGACCAGGCGCCGCGATCGGGATGCGGCATTGGCCTGGGTAACGGTCACGCCATTGTTGAGGGTCGGCAATGCCCTCAGGGCAGTCTGTAGGTTGGTCGCGAACAGCGCCCAATCGGGCGTTCCGCTGGAGAGGTTGACCGGGTCGCCAAGCGCGTCGGGCACAGGAACGCCGGGCGTCTGCTCGCCATTGACTGTAACGACGATATAGACCTGGTCGGTGGGCGCCAGCCAGTTGAGGTAGATCTCCCACTTGTCGTCGGTCTTGGCGTAGACACCGCCGAGGTCGGCCGTGGGCAGGATATCGTAGGGCCACAGCGACCGCCGCCAGTCTTGCAACTGGCCCACGGTCGCGAGAAACAGGCGCTCGCTTTCCAGATCGCCATGAAACAGGCCGATCGTTCGACCTTCCGTGTAGAAGTCGAGATCGGGCAGCATGGCGGCGGTCACCGCTGCCACGCGGGCGCTGCCGACATAGCCGGCATCGGTGAAGAAATCGGCGATTCCGGCCGTCACGACGCAGACAAATGCGTCCATGTCATCGGTCGTGAGTTCGGCGAACCGCGGCACATGGCCCGTGCCATCCTCGAAGAACGCCGATACCACGCCGATCGTCACTGTCGCGGAGGTCGAGAAGGTCGCGCGGATGCGCAGCCCTGTGGCCACCTTCTGCGCACCAGGTGCGAAGGCGCCAAGTCGCGTCTCTGGCGTTCCGCTGGCAACGGCGAAGGGGCCGGCGATCTTGGTCCAGACACCGCCAATTTCCGCCTGCATCTCGAATGTCGCGGTGCCAGCGTTGATCGCAAGGTTCTGCACGAAGACAGCGGCGACAGTGCCGGCCACGGTGCCGGTCCAGATCGTCTGCGTTCCGGTATGCGGGCCGGCTGCCGTGGAAGGGCTGGTAATCGCTCGATCGACCAGCGGCTTGCGCCAGACGCCCTTGCGCCATGTGCCGCCCATCTGGCGAAAGCCGGATTGCGGAACGGGCTCGATGTTCTTGTAGGCCAGGCCGCCGGAATAATACTGCTTGATGTCGACGCGGCCTTTCGCGTCCGACGACAGCTCGGCGGCGTTGGCCGATCGGAACGGAGAGGCCGGGCGCGCGACCATTACCAGCGCCCGTGCCAGTCGCCGGTGAAGCGACCGGAAGTCAGAGGCTCATTGGCGAGCAGGTTGGACCCGACGGGACCGGACGCGCGGTCCTGGGCGATCAGGCGGCCGAACACACCGCCGGTGCCACCCTCTGATCGGGTACCGAAGGCTTCGGCCCTCTTTTCGGCGGCTAGCTCTATGTCCTGCAGCAGAGGCACCGCGAGCCAGCTGGAAAACGCCGTGGCGAAAGCGCCGGCCCACTGCCAATCCCAGATCTGCGGATCGACCGCCACCTTGCAAACAGCATAAACGGTCTCTTCGTCGGCGAAGAGGGTGCGGCCCTCGATGCGGCTGTCGCGGATAGGCGTTTCCCGGCGCGGATCGGAAAGCAGCTTCATGGGCTGGCCGATCTTGTCACCGGGCAGATCGAAACCGTAGCGATAGCCAGTGACCGGCTTGGCCGCCTGGCGCGTCAGTTGGGAGGTGCGGCGGCAGAAGGTCCAGTCGTGCAGGCCGAAGCAATGGCCGATCGCGCGCGGCCAGAACATATCGACCACGCCGCCGAGCGTCGTCTCCTGGTCGATCGAAAAGGAGGGCGCCAGCCCAATTTCGGCCAGCGCCCAATTGACGATCATCGCCTTGGTCAGTTCTGCTTCTTCCGTCATGTCGACCCTCGGCCGCGTCAGGTGTCAGGCTGCGGGCGATTAGGCGCCCGAAGCGTCGGTGTTGACGGCGACGGTGACGTTGCCGGATGCGGGAACGGCGGTGACGATCAGCGACACGCGATCGCCGACGCCATCGGCGAGGCATACGGCATCGATGATGGTGTTGACCTTGAGCTTGGCGCGAGCACCGTTGAAGTAGCCAGCGGCGATGACGGTCGCGACAGCATCACCAGTGGCGTAGCTCATGAAGTCGACGCTCTTGCCAGCCGTGCCAAAAGGCACGGAGTTGAAGAGCGACAAGGAGCGAGGTTCGAAACCGGCCATGGTGGAAATCTCCTCTTATGGCGAACGGGTTGTGGAAGTGCCCGCCGGCCGGATCGCCGGCGGGCCGTGCCAGTCAGGCGGCGGTTATGTCGGGCGCACGGGTGCTGCGATCTTGAGGAAGTCGAGGCGCTTGACGCCTTTGCCCTGGATGCCGATCGCGGCGCCGGAAACGGCGTTCTTCACCAGATACGGCGTTCCCTGCAGCAGCGGCTGCGGCGTGATCGACGGCGCTTCCTGGTTGATGGGGGTTTCCGCGCCCATCGCGTTCTTGGCCCACATGTAGGCATAGAGCGAGGTGCCGTCCTTGCCGGTGAAGTATTCGTCCGGCAGCTCGATGTAGTTGACGCTGCGGACGGTCTTCATCTTCATGCGCTGGACCTTGGAGAACGGCGCATTGTCGAGACCGACCCAGTGCGCGTCGGCGAACTCCTTGTAGAAGCACAGCTGCGACATCCACATTGCCGGCAGACCGCAATAGACTTCGTCGTCGACGGCAGCGCCCGCCATCTCGGCGCGAGCCCGTTCAAGGTCGAGAATGTCGATCTTGACGGTACCGTTGCCGATCGTGGCGACATCGCCACCCAACGCCGCGAAGGCAGCCAGCGAGTCGAGTTTGATCGTATCGCGCTTGCGGCGGACGGCACTCGTCAGGATGGAAACCAGTGCAGCCTGTTCGTTGGGACCGGCCTTGTAGACGTCCTGGGTGCGCCAGAAGTCCGATGCTTCGAAATCTTCGAACTGCATCGAGACGGTCGACAGGCCGGGGCCTGCAGACGGAACGCGCTCGATGGCGCCGGTCAGCTTGTAGACTTCGGTGCGGCCGATGATGGGAAACTTGACCGTGTTAGCGAGCACGTCGCCGCGCATCATCGTGTTGTCGAGCATGCCGCCATGCGCCTGGTAGGCGATGGTGACCTGGTCTTTGATCTTTTCGGTGTACCAGGCAGCGATATTCTGTGTCATGGGAAGCCCCTTGAAGGTTGCTGTTCAAGCAGCCGTGGGGCCGATAGAGCCGGTTCTTTCGGGGTCCGGTGAAGGATAGCCCGCTGCCGCCGGGTCGCTCCCTTGGTTGCGCAGGCCGAGCATCGCCCGGCCGCGCACGCGTCAATTGCGGCTTGGCCTAGTTGCCGATCAACCGTTGGTATTGCTGGTCGAGCGCATCAAATTTCGCCCGGTCGAAGTTGGGGTGCTGCGGGTTCATTTCCGGTGCGGCCAGCTGCGCGCGCAATGCTTCGCGCTGGCCCTGACCGGCACCACCGGCGCCACCGTCGCCATTCAACGGCTGGGCGCGATCGCTGCCAGTGGCCATCTTCGCGACCGCCTCGAGGAACTGATTTCCGTGTGCGCTGTCCATCAGCATCAGCAGCGTATGATCGGCCGCCTTCTGGTCGAGCTTGCCGTTGCTGACCATCAGCTTGACGAAATCTTCATTCGCCAGCATGCGCGCGTCGATGGCCTTGTCCTGGTCGGCCTGCGACATGTTCTTGGCAGTCTCAGGCAGCAGGGCGGCGCGCTCGGCCGCCACGTCGAGCGGGGCTTCGAGAATGCCCGCCTGGGCGCCTGCCTCATACAGCGCCATGGTCATCTTCTGCATGGCGCCGACGGGGATTTTCTCTTCGATCGCCACCTTGGCGGCGGCGGCGTAGAGCGGATCGTTTGAAAGCTGGGCGATGAATGGCTTGATCGCCTCGGGCGCCTTGTCCACGTCGAAGCTGTTATAGGCTTCGACCTTGTCGGGCACGCTGGCGTCGCGCTGGCGGTAGCCGTTCAACGCCGTGTGCATCTTGTCGATCGTCTCGCGATCGTCCTTGCCGAACATCGTGTCGGGCAGGCCGTTGGGACGGTAGGGGCCGGCCCCGGCTGCGGCCGCAGCTGCTGCGGCGGCAGCCGCGTCGTCGGAGCCGCCGCCCGCGCCTGCCGCCGCCCCAGCACCGGCACCCCCTGCCGATGCCGGAACTCCACCACCTGCAGCTGCGGCAGCTGCAGCGCCGCCACCACCACCGCCACCACCATCGGTATTGCGAACAGGAAGGTATCGTTCAAGAAGGTTTTTCATGGGCTTGGCTCCGCTTGTTGTTGAGGATTTTCTCGCCGTCGGCGATCGCTTGCATCACGGCCAGCCCCACGGCCGACCGCGCTTCGTGCGCCTTGGCAGCCAGCCAGGCGCTATCCCTGGTGTTGCCGACATGAGGGTAGGGCGCACGAAAGGTCAGGTCCGCGATCCACTCAAACAACTGCCGGCCCTCGGCAGTCTGCGAGAACGCGAACATCATGATTTTTAACTGATCGTCCGGTTCGAACCGGTCGGACACCTTGGCAGGCGCATTCTGCTGTTTCAGCCCGTCCCAGCCCAGCCCGCCGATGCTTTCCAGCATCTTGTCGAGATCCATGGCATCGGTCGGAAACGCAAAGGGCCCGCTCATGCTGCCTCCGAGACCTTCGAGAGATCGATTTTCAGGCCGTCCGATGTCACGCGAACCCGGCGCCGGTTGAGGTAGAACTCGACCAGGCCCGCCTCGGCGAGCTTCGACCAGGTGCTTCGCATTACCGGCGCACGCTCTCCGCCAGCGACAAGAACACTGTGGTTTTTCTCAAAGACGCCGTCGCCGTGCCGCGACCGCAGCCACTTCAAAGCCGAAAGCATGGATGGTGACGCGCTCATGCGGCCTCCGCCTGGGCAACCGCGTTGACCATGTTCGGCGCCGCCTTGACCGCAGCTTCCGCTAGCATGGCTTGTTCCTGGCGCTTGGTGTTGTCCGCTACTGCCTGCTGTTCCTCTTCCGGCGTCGTAGCGAGATCGGGCGGCACCAGGAGCACCTGGCGGGCATGGTCAAGGAAGCGGTCGACCGACACTTTTTCGTTGGCCCGGTCCGGCCCCAACAGCGTGGCCGCCAGGTTGTAGTAGTTCTGGGCGGCCATCAGCTGATCGGCCTTGAGCGCGGCGGCCATCGGCGAGTTGATGTGCATCGAAACGAGCAGTTCGTTAAAGCTCATCAGGTTCGGCAGGATTCCCCATTCATTGAGGATTTCCATGGCGCGCGGTACGATCACGGCGACGGTTTCGCGGTTGAGGCGGCCATAGGCGCCCAGATGCACTTTCGCGTTTTGCTGCGCGATCAGAGCCATTTCTGATGCCGACGCCGGCGTGCCGCCATCGTCGAACACGCGGGTATCCAGCAGGGCTTCGCGGATCTGCGACTGCTGGTTGGAAATCACCATGCGCGCGATGTCGAGGCGCCCGGATGCAGGGTCGAGCCGTTGCACGTCGGGGCCCAGCACGCCGCCGGTCGACTGCATCGGCCAGAATTCGCCGGGTCCGACACGCACGGTGTCGGGGTTGAACGTGCCGCCGGCCCTGAAGCCCCAGATGCCGAGCAGCTGGATAGCGGCCGCCTTCAACGCCAGCTCTTGCGCCTTGTTGGCCGTTTTGATGGTCGGCAGGGCAAACAGCACCGGGCCGCGCCCGTAAGCCTCGCCGGGCCAGCGGTAGAAACGGGCAACGGCGATGGGCTGTGTCCGATAGGTTTCCTGGACGATGAAGCCGCCGTCTTTTTCGAGGTAGGCGCAAAAACGCCACCGGCCATCCGGCAGGCGGTAGAAATCCTGATAAACGGTGATTTCTTCATAGGGCTTGGCTACAGCCGCCTTGCGGAAACTGTCGCTGAACTCGCCCTTAGGCCAGGCCTCGATAATCGCCTCGCGCCCGAGATTCATGCGCTTCCACGACACGTAATTGATGCGGGCCCAGGCATCCTGCGCGATTGCCACCTCGTCCTGCGAAATGCAGACGAAGCGCAGCGGGTCGTTGATGGACGGGCCTTTCAGCGGCAGCAGCACGCCGGTGCCGATAGTCAGGTCGGTGCACATTTCGTGCATCGACGTGTCGAAATCGCCGGTCTTGAAAAACGGATAGACGAAGCTGGCCACGCCGTTCAGCGCCCGATCGAGCACCTTTTTCTGATCGGCCGGCAGCCGTTGGGCGAGCAGAGGTCCGGTTTCGCAGATGAAGGGCGAGGATACGGGGAAAACTTGGCGCTGGATCTCGCCAGCGCAATGCATGGCCGAGCTGGGCCCGGTCATGTCGAAGATCATCTGTGCCGGGTGCTTGCTCTTGCCCTGGCCGCCTGGCCGCCGGTTGGGCAGCACGTAGTCGTAGGCGTCCTGGTAGAGCGCGTCCCAGCCGGATCGATTGTTCCAGACCTGTTTCGAACGCTGCCGCTGCTTGGCGACCGGCGTCCCGTCGGTCGCGGTAGTGCCGGCTTCGGCCATCTGATCAGCTCAACGTGCTTTTGCTGTCGTCGGAAAACAGGCGACGGCCGCGCGGATTTCGGCGCATGGCGCCGGATCGCTGTTCGTTGGCGCGCAGCTCGGCAAGCTGCCGGTCGTTGGCTATTGCCTGCTGCGCCCGGCTAGCCGCCGCCGCTTTCTTGGCTTCGCTGTTTCCACCGCCGAGTATCGCGCCCATGTTAGTCCTTTCGCAGAACCCAGACGCCAAGCTGCTTGAGCTGAGAGCGCCGGAAGCCAACCAGCATCGCCATCCGCTCGCCGGCGCTGTTGCCGGGTCGGATGTTGGCGACGATGAGGTGAGTTTCGGCCATGCGAAAAAGCGTCAATTGCGCCATGCGCACCAGGCGGCGCATATGTCGGTGCGCATCGTGGGCCAGTGACAGGGCCAATTCGGTCCGGCGCCAGCCGTGTCGGCCGAACATGACGACGGCCACGACCTGGTCGCCGCGATAAACCGCCACCGAATCGACATTGCGGATCTGCGCCAGAACCATGCGCCTCACACGCGGGCGCGCGCCCGCGAGGGAGAGCCCGGCCGACCTCGGCGCCGGCGACACGATGCGCCAGGCGGTATCAGAACTTGAAGACATCGAAATCGGACTTTGCCGTGATCGAGCGCATGGGCACGACATTCGAAGCGCGGCCGAGCTGGGCGGCCTGTTTCTTCACGGTTGCTGGCCCGCGATAGCCGTAGAACAGGTACTGCCAGCCCTCCATGATGTGGGAATACTGGTTTTTCTCCACCTCGAGACTGTCGGTCTTGGCTTTGGTCGCCTCTTTGGTCAGCTGGTACTGCGAGACGAAGCCTCGGATGGTGAACTTGCAGTTCGGGTCAACGAGCAGCCGCGGCGTCACGCCATCGATGTCACCGAGGTACCAGTCTACCGCCTCGAAACGGGAACCGAGGTCGTTGGTGGCGGTCGGCAGGATTGGGATCTGCAGCGCGAGCTGCACCGTCTCGACCCAGGCAAGTTCGCCCCGCACCTTGTCGGCACCATACCAGGACGACGGATCGGCCCAGGCGCCTGCGCAACGCATGCCCCGATAGTCGCGCAGCAGCACTTCCATGATGTTTTCGGCAAAGCGGGCAGGGCCGGTGACGGTGTCGGGCAGCGAGACGATTTCCCTTTGCGCCCGAAACTGGCCGTTCGGCATGAACTGGCCGATGCCGCAAGCCGGCCGGCCGCCGGCGTCCATGCCCATGCAAAACGGCAGCTCTGGCACGATCGGCAATGGCTGGTCGGCACGGTTTTTCAAGATGTTGAAGCGCGAAAAGATAACGGTGCCAGCTGCCTTCGGTGCATACATGCCATGCACGTTGCGCCGAGAGTTAGGTGCGTCAGGCCCGCCAAATGAGCGCTCCTCCTCCTCATACTTATGCCGGGCTTTGCCGGCGCGATTTTCGGCCTGTGGCGACAGGCCGGAGGGTTGGGCATAGAAATTGTAGCCCTTTGCCTTCCACTTTCCGGCCTCCTCGATCTCGCGTTCGTAGGTCCAGTTGGCTTCGTCCGGAGGGTTGAAGTCGCCGCAGATGATGCGCGGCACGTTGATGCTCTCCCGGCCGCTGTCGGTATCGACGCGCACGCCGAGGCGTTCGCGCTCCCATTCCATCATTTCCGCTTCGGGGGGATAGCGGCCGGTTCGACCATAGAGCAGCCCAGGCACATCCCCGTTGATCAGGTCGCATTCGTTAAGCCACCCGCCCGAGATCTCGTAACCCTTGAAAAAGCTTTCCAGATTTTGGTCGCCGATCGCACCAAACTGCATTTCCATGCGGATCTTCGTCGGACGGTTTTCCCACTCGCCTCGCCGGACATACCACCTGCGAACGACGTCCCATTCGAGCATGTGAGAGACTGGCCGGTCCTGGCCGCCTGAAAATGCATCCTTGTCGGACGCTGTGTAGGGGCCGCCTTTCGGGAAGGCCTCAAGCCAGGAGGCCAGCGCCGTCTTGGCCATTTCGCGGTAGGTATCGCGCACCGCCACCCAGCGGACATGCACGACACCGTCGCGGCAGATCGGGAAGTCTACCGCCGAGTGTCGGACCATTTTGAAGATGCTGGCAACGGTTTTGCCACTGCCCCAAGGTCCACGGATCAGATCGATCGGACCCAACGACATGATGTAGCGCGCCGCCACCGGCCCCGGCGGTTGATAGTTGCGGACCAAATTGAAGCCCAGACCCATGACCCTGCACCCCTCGCGTGCGCGTGCCCGTGAGCCCGCATCCCGATTCAATGCTGCGAATTTATTTCCGCCGGCTGCGAGTCCAGTGGCAGGCATGCTTTCGAAAAGGGCGGTGTGTGTGAGGCACCACCCCCGTGGGGGGGCGGGGGGGCCGCGCGGTTTTGAAATTCGGGCGCGCCGGATCTCGGCCAGGTCGTGGGAGGGGGGCGGGGTCGAGGCACCACGCCGGCGGCGCGCGGCACCCCAACGGCTCGGGCTGGACATGCCCTCGCACTGCCGGTTTTCAAGCGCCCTACTGATTTGCGATCAGTAGGAAACAGGCGGATTGCGAAGCGTATTCAATCACTTAGGTTCATCGTGCGAGATAACCTTTCCATCTCGCACGGCCTCGCCTTCGCTAAGTCCTTGATTTCCTTGCATGTCCGCACCGGGCGCAATGCCCGCGCTCATGATGCCGTAATCGTTGGCGATCGCCACGTTCATCTCGCCGATGACCATGACCGGGCGCTTGTCGCCCAGGTCGCCCAGGTCGAGCTGCTGCGGCTTCTTCGCGTGGTGGTAGGGCATCAGCGCGTCTGCCGCGCGCATCTGCAGCGCCAGGACGTCCATCGGGCTGGGCGTGTTGAATAGCGGCGTTCCGGCCTTGCTCACCAGCTGCTTGCCGTTCTTCATGACCGGCGAGCGCAGCGCCAGGGCGAGTTTCATCGTGTCGGCCGACTGGACTGTCGACAGCGTCACCCATGGGTCGCGATGGCCGAGGGCCTTGAGATAGGCGATCATGTCGGCGTTCTTGCGGTTGAGCGCGCCTTGCGGCCTCCCCCGAGCCCGGCGCTGCGACAGAGCAGGTTCCGCCGCCAGCGCCAAGAGGTCCAACGCATCGAGGTCAGGCGAGCCGTCCAACAGGTCGAGCGGATCGGCACCAGGCAGCGCCGAGCTGGGCGCTTCGGCGCCAGGCGCGGCGGGTGTGTGTGCCTCTTCCTGCCCCTTATTCGTCATCGCACCGCTCCAAGGCCAATATTTTAATCCGGTAACCGTTCAAAGCGCCCGGTAACGGCGCGGTAACCGGATTTTCGATAGCAAAATCAAATCGATACATGTGTGATGTTACCGGTTACATGGTTACTTCATAACGCATGCGGGCGCGCGCGCGCGTACAAGGAACTCTACTAGGCGGTAACCAGTAACAATTATGCATATGGTGTTGATTTCCTTGATGATTTTCAGTTACCGCGCCGGTAACTGACTGGTAACCCGGTAACCTCTCCCGGCCCCGCAAGTCACGGCCTCAACCCTCGCTGATCGGCGCTAACGTCAACTGCCAGCAAGGATAAAAGCGCGGCGAATCTCGCTTTGCTGCTGGTCGGGCGGGGGCGCGGGGCGTCAATTGCGGGGCTCAATGGGCGGGGGAAATCAGGGCAAATGGGCTCCAAAAATCGCGCGAATGCAGGTTGATGACGCGCGGGCGTTGGGCGCGGGCGATGGGATTACGCAAGTTTTCTGCGCCTTTTTCCGGGGGCGCGGACGCCCCAAACGTCGAAATTGCGCAATGACGAAAAAGCGGCCGGATTTCTTGCACATAGCGGGGCTGGGAGAGATGAAAGCGGCGTGGCCCTGCCGGGCCACAAGTTGTTTCTGACGCGACGCACGGCACCACCACGCGCGCCAGGTCGCGGCAATGGATAGGGTGGCGCTGGGGCGCGCTCACAGTCTCTCAGTTGATGGGGGTGGGCTGCAGGCGGCGCGCTGGTCGCGCGCCGTGCGCTCTATTCTACCGCGCTCGCGTATTCCTCGAAGGCGTCCAGATCGATCAGCAGGCATGTCTTGACGCTGTCGTTGATCCTGACCTTCTGGCCGTTGCCCAGCCCACGGATGACGATGTCGGTGGGCGCGCCCTTGAGCGCCGAATACCAGACACTCTGCTGAAATTTGGTGTCGGCGAAGATGCGCTTCAGCATCGGGCCGTCAAGCGGCACCGCCAGGCACGCACCAATGTGCGGCGCGCCCCTGACCTTGCCCTTGTCGACGGCGCCGAGGTTGACCAGTTGCAGGCGTTCGCGCGCGCCGGCGGCGTCCCAGCCGCCTTGCGACGGTCCTTGCCGCAGCTTCTCGCACACCTGGCCGATCGTCGGCTTGACGCCGTCGCGCCAGGCGTCGATCGGGCTCTGGAACAGATGGTCGAGGCATTCGTGCCAGTTATCCAGCGTCTCCGATCGCTCGATCGACGTCGCGGCCGCCACCATCTCGCCAAGCCGGCCCACCGATGCCACCGGCAGGCCGCAATCTTCCAGCGCCTCGGGCCCGACCAGCAGCTCGGCGGCCGCCAAAAGCGTGCCGAAGGTGTCGATCGCGCGGCTGTCGAGGCCGTGCGGCTTAAGTTCATCATAATAGTTGGACAGCAGCCGGCCCTGAAAATCCGTCCATCCATCCATGATCTGGCGCAGCATCATGCGGCCGTCCGTCTCGGGCTTGAGCGTCAGTTTCAGGGCGTTCTGGCTGTTGAGCCGGGCGAGATTGACCAGGGCCATGCGGCTCTTGTCCTGCGGGCCCATGGGCGGGGGATTGATGGCGAAGAAGCCGAAGCTGTTGCGCGCCGTGAAGGTCGTCGCCTCATGGTCCTGGCCGCCGCGGCTGATGTCGCCGCCGGTATAGGCCACGCGCGCCAGCTCGATCACGTTGTCGGCGCGGGTCGAGCCGGCCTTGCTTTCGAGCTCGTCGACCAGGAATGGCAGCGAGTCGAGCTTGGCGCGCTGGTAGATGCCGGCGGCCGTGGTGTTGACGGTGGTGATGACGGCGCCTTCGAGCGCGCTGCGCATCAGCTCCAGCAGCGTCGATTTGCCGACGCCGGCGCCACCGCTGGTGAACAGGATAGGGCGGGCCTTGAGCGCGCCGCCCATCAGAGCCGTGCCCAGCCAGCCCAGCACAAGGATTGGATCGAGGTAAGGCCGCTGCCAGTTCCACGTGCGCAGATCGTTGAGGATCCGGCGCGCCGGGCTTTCCTCCGGGCGCACCGCCTCGCGCCATGGCTCGATCGTCGCCGCCTGGCGCGTATAGAGAAAGCCGTCATGCTCGGCCGGGCGCGATCGCTCAAGCTTCGAGCCGTTCGCCGCCCACAGCCAGCCGCCGGAATGCCACAGGAATCGCCCCTGGCTGTCCTGCCAGCCGCCACGGCCGCGATGCTGGGAGTAGGGATCGAAGTCGGGCTTCCGCGCCGCTTCGTTCATCAGGCAGTCGAAAGCCTGGTCGCGCTCGACGCGCTTGACCACCAGCTTTTCCACCTCCTGGCCTTGTTCCTGGTCCCATACCTTCTTCTTGCCGAAGGCCGGCCAGCACCATTTCAGGGTGTCCGACAACGGCGCATAGAGATCCGCGAGCGTGCGGCCGTCGAATTTGCTGATCGTGCGAAAATGCCCGGTCGCGGTCAGGAAGTAATATTCGCTGCCGGCGGCGTTGCGGCCGATCACCTTGACCGGGTGTTCCGGCGGCATGGCGCTGTCGGGCCAGCCTGGCCATTGCCCGGGCTTGATGCCGTTGCGGGGTTCGTTCGGATCGAGGTCGACAATCGGCTTTTCATCCTCGGCGATGCTCTGGGCATCCCCGAAAATGGCGCGGATCGCGCGGTTGCCGGTCTGTGTCTGCGCCTTCTTGGCCATGTCGATCCGCTGCACTGGAGATAAAAAAGCCCGCCGACCGTGTGCCGGCGGGCAATGGCGCTGGCTTGGGAGGTCTCAGCGCCTGGGAGAGAAGCCGGCCGCGTCGAAGGCCGAGGGCTGGGGTTGCATGGCGAGGTCGCCCGGCCAGATAGTCGCTGCGCCTGCCGGCAACGTTTCCACGGCCGCGCGCTCGGCCTCGACGATCGCGTCATGCACGAGCAGGAACACGGTCTTGAAGACGGTCCACAGCGTCTTTTCCAGCGGCTCGGGCTGGGTCGAGCCCCCGATCCGTTTCAGCGCCAGGTGGATCGGGATCGCCTCGGCCGGGGCATCGCGATTGGCGGCAATGAAATCTGCCGCCGGCCGCCACAGCGTGTAGTTGCTGTTTAGGCGCTCAAGACGCGGATCATCCAATGCAGCCGGGCCGAAGCCGACCAACGCCCAGAAGGCTTCGTTCATAGATGCGGCCGCTGTCATGCCGGCCTTTTGAACCCTCGTGTACGGCTGCCAGGCTTGGGCGGATGGCACGGGTTCTGGCTGCACATCTGGCAAGGGAGGAGGCAGAATTGCACCAAGCATGCCAGCGAAGGCTTGAGCTGCTCGCTCGCCGGATAACACCTGCTCGTATGTCTTGGCGAAGATGTCGGGCTTACAAGGGTAGATTTCACCGTTGACGCCGGTAATCAGCATGTCGCCACGATCGAAGCGCATGGTCCCTTCCAAAGTCGGGATCAGATAGCAGTTGTCGTTCTCGTGGGTGATCGGATGGCCCTTGTAGCTAAACGACCAAGGCATCCCGCCCGTAAGCGGTGCACCTGATGACACGCCATGCGCGACTAGGTCATCGAAGGTGATAGCTTCGATGACAACAGGCTTTTTCCGCCACAGGTTCACCCCGTCGCCTTCGGCTTGCCCAGCAACGCCGCCGGCAAGCACATCGCCTGGTGCATCTTTTCCCGGATCCTGTGCTGCGTTTCCAGCAGCTGCAGCAGGCTCGGCGACGGTGCCAGAGGCGTCAGCACCACCGTTCCCCGATGCGGCGGGATCTTCGCCACCATTGCCCTGCGCTTCCTGCGATTGCCCATCGCTCATTTCCTCCGCTTGTTCCTCGGCCGGGCGTCCAGCCTGTCCCACAGCCGATACTGGATCCGTCGCTGCAGCCTGGTCGCCGCTGTCGATCCCACCGGCGCCGAGTAGGTCAGCAGCATCCGCCGAACCATCGCCCGCGTCGGTGGATGGCTGCGCGGGCTCCAGAGCAGCTGATCCAGTCGATCGATTTTCGTCTCCCGGCACATTGGCGGTCCCGGCTGTGGCTCCGATGTCAGTGCTGAATTGCCCATGACGCACCCTGTTTTTCTTGCTCATGGGCGCTTCTCCTCAACCCATTCTTCCTGTGCGATCCATTCCTTGACGATCGGTGCGATCGTCTCGGCCATGATCACCCATTCCGAAACGATCACCCCGACCAGGATCGGGATGACTACAAACCAGCGGTCCAGAAACGGCGTCAGCAGATAAACGAGTATGCCGAGCGTCACGAACAGGATCGTATTGAAAATGCACCAGGCCATTACGGCGCGGAGCATGTAGCCGGGCTTTTTAACCCTCTCTTTCATGTCACTCTTCTCCTTGAGCCAGGTCGTTGAAATCGTCGCCGACGTGGCTGGCTTCCACGACGACGCGCTTGCCGCTCGCCTCAAGCCGGCCGAGTGCCTGCTCGAATTGCTTCTGGGCCTGGGGATTGCCGACGTTGTTGTCGCGGGCGAACAGCACCCACGACACGCACGGCAGGTTGACCGGGGCGTTGCCGATGCCGGCCAGGCTGCCGCCGGCCCATACGCGGGCTTCGGGCAGGGTGACGGCAAAGGAAAGCGCGGTCTCGATGCCCTCGGCGATGATCAGCGGCACGGCTTCTTCAGCGCGCCAGAAAGGCTGCCCGGTCGGCCCGGTCGAGATCTCGATGACCGCGCCCAGCGCCTCGCCGAACATCAGCTTCGCCGGTTCGACAGGCGCTTTCTTGGGCTTGAGCAGATCGAGAAAGGTCACGTGGCAGGCGGTGATTTCGCCGTTCCAGACGCGCATGGCGCTATGGATCGCGGGGAAGGCGGGCCCGGGCTCGCTCTTGAACTTGCGGTTCCCCTCATTCGACCACTTGGCGCCCTTCCACCATTCCGTTGCCGCAGCAAACCGGAACGTCTCGAGGTTGAGGTTGACGACCTGGTCGAGCGGCGCGCAACGTGCCGCGAAATAGGCCCGCGCGCGGTGCTCTGCCGGCGAGCCGGCGCCGATCGGCGCCGTGTGCTCGACGTAAAGCCGGTTGGCGGCTTTCAGCTTGCGGATCCGCGCCGCCTGGTCATCGCGCTCGCGCTTCTCTTTTCGCTGCGCCTCGACGCGCCGCATGTTCTCGCGGTCGGCGCGCGTCATGGTGCGCAGGCCGAGGAAGTCGCGGGCCCACACCAGGGCGCCGGTCGTGTCGGTGCGGTTGAGGTAGGACACGAGCTTGATGACGTCGCCGGACTCGCCGCAGCGCCAATCCTTCCAGGCGCCGACGACGCCGCCGCGCATGCGGATCTTCAGCGCGGGCAGGCGGCCGGGCAGGTAATCGCCCTCGATCGGGTTGAAGCTGACCCACTGGCCGCTTTCTTCCTTGCCGTCGGGCAACAGCCGCTCGCAAACCTCGCGCACGCGGTCCTGCAGCTGGCCCTTGATCAGGTCGAGGTCGCCTTTCATAGCAGCGTTCCCTGCGGATCGGCGGTCGGCGCCGGGCGTGGCAACATCCATTTTGCGGGCACAGGCGCGTCGGCGATCTGGTCGGGGTGCCATTGGAAGAAGCCGAGCTGTCCGCCGCAGCGAACGAACGCGACCGGCTCGGCCTCGACGATCACCAGCCCGCGCGGGCCGCAGAACCATGGGCTGTCTGAGGTCTTGACGATGTCGGCAACCGTGGCGACACCGACGATGCCGCCGCGCAGCAGATCGGCCGGGGCAGGGCAGGCATAGCCGAGATGTGCAAACGTTTCGGCGGCGTCCTCATATTCGTAGCGCGTCATGCCGAGCGAGGCGTGGATTGCGAAGCGCCCGCGAAACTTCAGGCCGGGGTTAGGCTGCCGCCAGCTGCGGTTTTCGATGTCCTTCCAGCCCATGGCGAGTGCATGAGCCCACGGCTGGCGGACAGAAAGAGCGAGACGGGGCAGGATCACAGCAGCGCCCCCTGCATCTCCGCCCGCACCTCGGCCAGCGTCAGCGCTGGCGCGAGATAGCGACGGTCCTGCAGCTGCAGCGCCTTGTGCTCTTTCGGCAGATCCCAGCAGCCGCCGAAGCGCAGCCAGTCGTCATGCCGCGACCACGTGCGCCGGCTCTTCGGGATCCACATGAAGCGGGTGCCGACCTCGATGTCGCGATGCGCCGGGTGCTTGAACCAGATGAGCCACTGATAAGCCGTCGCCGAGGTGCCATTCACCACCCAGCGGCCGCGATGCATCGGCACCCGCTCGACATGCTGGGCGATCCACTGCGGCGGCCGCCGCGAAAACAGCCGCTCGAAGCGCTCTTCGCCTTCCTGGAATTGCGTCCGCACCAGCATCGCCACGCCACGGCGGGCAAAGGTCAGCGCCTTTTCGACGAAGTCGAGCGCCAGGTTGAAAGGCGGATTGGTGATGAACCAGTCGACGCCGGTCGGCCGATGATCGGGGTGCAGGAAGTCCTGCACGGCGCCATAGCCATAGCCAAAAATGTCGCTGGCCCGCGCCTCGGTGAAATACTCGGCCAGCGCCAGCGCCATGTGGCCTTCGCCGCAAGCGGGATCCTCGACGGTACAGTCGAAGGGCGTCGGCCCGAACCAGATGCGCTGCAACACGTGCTCGCAAAACGCCCGTGTCGCCCATGGCGGCGTCGGAAAGAAATCGAGGCTGTCGGCGGGCTCGACCCGCCGCGCCATGACGGCCGTCGAGTGCGTGCGGGCGTTCATGCGCGCTGCTCACCGATGTAGATGAGATTGGTGCGCTTGCCCTTGTTGTAGAGTTCGGTGATGGCCTTGGAAAGCGCCGTCTCGGCCGAGCCGCCTGAGAGCTTCCGAAACGCCTCAGCATGGGCGGTCAGCTTGGCGATGCTTTGCGGCCTGATGGCCGCGACCAGCTCGGACTCCGCAATGGTCTTTTCGTTTGACCGGATGATCCGGGCCAATGCCGTGATGAGCGTGCCACGGAGGGCCTTTGCATCATCCGGCCAGGCCGCGCGGATAACCATCAGAGCGCGACGGGTTGCGCCAGCACCATAGCGTTTTAGGCAACGGTCGATCGCACTGATCGAATTGGTCAGATTTGGCCGGTAATGGCCTTGCGCCGGCACGACATCGCAGCCGGAAGCTTGCAGGACGTTGGAAATCGCAATGGCGGTGTCATCGCCTGCGGTCAATCCCGCCCAGTATTGTTCAACGGAGGTGACCGCCATGCGGTCGCGGTTGATGGCCAGAAAGCTTTCCGCCTCGCTTTTCGTCCCGTCATGCGTGACGATTACGGCTGGCACGTCGGTTACGGACGGATGCATGCACGCGGCTTTCCACCGATGCTGGCCTTCGACCACGGCGAAGCGACCGCCTTCCTGTCGCGAGAGGACAATTGCGCCGAACTTAGACCAGGAGAAGCCGCGCAGGATCTTGTCGACCAGATGCGGCTTGATCTCGCGCTGGTAGTTCCCGTCGACGTCGATCAAGCCAACGTCGACCCACTCCAAGACCGGCTTTTGTCCAATGTCCTTGTTAATCATGCTCATGCTGCCTCCTTTTGGGAGGCAACCGGCAACAGGCGGTAGCCGCGCCCCCACACCGTTTCAATCTTGACGCCGAGCGGCAGCAGCTTCTTGCGTAGCTTGCAGATCCACACGTCGATGATCTTGATTTCGGGGTCTTCGTTTTCGAGCCAATAGACGTCGGCAAGCAGCTGGCCGGCGGCCACCGTCTGGCTGGTTTCCGAGATCTCGTCCTGGCTGCTGTGCTTGGTCATCTGAAATCCTCTTCCAGCTTGGAAAGCAGCCGATCGAGCTGCCCGTTGTTGCCTCCCTCGCGGTCGCGCTCCCATTCGAGTTCGCGAACGGCCGTGGAAACGGCCTGTTTCGTCACGCCGGCGGCGCGGGCGAGGTCGGAGATCTTGAAGCCGAGAAACTGGTTGGCGATGAAATAGCCGACGCGGCGAACCTCGGCGGCGCGCTGCCATTCCGGGTTTGCCGTTGCCCGCCGGCCGGGATCGGCATCGAGGGCGGCTGTGGCATTGGCCTGCATGTAGGACGCAGCCACTACCATGCAGGACTTGTAGACGGCATGCGGCGCCAGGCCGTAGGCCTCGCCACCCACGCCGCGCCGCAAGCGGTCGAGCGCGGTTTGCAGGCGGCCAAGTGTTGCCGCCTGCGGCGCGGTCGTGCCGTTGTGCATGTAGTCGTAAGTGCGGCGGCCGACGCCGGCGACGGCGCAAAGCCTAGTCTTGGGAATGTTCATCGCCCGTCTCTTGGCCTCGATCGCCGCGATATTCAGCGTCTCCATCAAACCCCTCGATTGTCTGGAAGGCCCCGGCGGCATGCGAGACGCGGAACAAAAGCGCGGCCGTGGCTGAAAGTGTCCGGGCAAGGCCCGGCTGGGTCATCGCTCGCCGGTCGCCGGCAAGCACTGCCTCGGCGAGGCGCAAGCCATCGTCGAGCCGGAACGAAAGTTCGTGTTCGGCCACTGCCTGGCCGGAAACCATCGTGGCGATCGCCACCGTCTGCCGATCGTCGAGCAGGCCGACAACGCGGCGGAAATGGCCGCGCGGGCCGGCTCCCGCCGCGAGATTGGCCACGTCGACGGCGACGGTGATCGATTTCATGCCCGCTGCGCCCCGTGAGCACCCGACAGCGAGCGCAGGCGGTTCACGCGAAATGGCGCTCCGGTGAATAGGCGCGTGCTGGTGCGGTGGCAGTTCATCGCCAGGTGCGAAACGCTGCTCATCAACGCGTCATGGCCGGCGGCCAGCTTCCAGTGTACGGGTAGGGCGCTGGCCTCGGCCCGCAGTATGTCCTGCATGGCTTCCGCCACCCTGGCCGCGGCAAACCGTGCCGCCCGGGCGTGTTCAATTGGACTTTCCATCGCTTGCCCCTTCGCTGATGAGCGCCTGCACCCGCTCGCCGATCAGTTCGTCGAGCGCGGATTTCAGTTTCTTGAGGGTGCGCGTGGTTGCTCCGAGGCTCCCCGGCCTGTTCTTGAGGCGGGAGTAGGTCTGCAGATGAACACCGGCGCGCTCGCAGAGTTCTTTTTGCTCGATGCGCGCGGCGTCTCGCCGAAGCTCGATGTCTTCAAATCCCAACACGCGAATCACCTTGCCGTTATCTTGCTTACCGTGATAAGCGAGTACGCTGATTATGCAAGGCGTGTTTGCGTGCGAGTAGTAGCGAGTTCACATCCTATCGTGCGCGTCATGAGCGAGCAGCACGATACTAAGGAATGGATCCGGGCCGTTGCCCGGTACATGAACCTGTCCTTGTCGGATCTGGCGTTGAACTCGAAGCTCGCCGCTTCGACGGTCACGCGCTACATCAATGACAGGTCCGGCAAGCTCACGATCACCGATCGCTCGCTTGACGCGATCTCGGCCTATACCGGCATTCCCAAGAATGTTTTTCCCGGCCAGCGCCGGCTGCCTGGCTTCGGCCAGAGCGAGGCCGTTCCTTATGATGCCAACCAGGATGAGCGCCTGCCGGATTGGGTGATTGCCGCCATCGATGCGCATCGTGGCAACCGCAATGGCGTCGAGCCATGGCTGATGAAGAGCTGGGCGCTCGACCTGCTCGGCATCCTCCCTGGCGATGTGGTTTTGGTCGACCAGAACCTGCGTCCCAAGGCTGGCGACGTTGTCATTGCCCAGCTCACGGATCTGGCCACCGGCAAGACCGAGGCCGTTATGCGGCGGTTCGACCCGCCGTTCATCATGACCCATTCCGCCAAGATCGGCGCCTCGAAGCCCGAGCAGGTCGATGACGAACGTGTCGTCATCCTCGGCGTGGAATGCGGCGTCATTCGTCCGCGCCACTAACTCCCCGAAACCTCCCTTTACAAATTGCGCGCAACGCGTCGTGGCGGCTTGCTTGACAGATTGCGCGCAACGCCTACCGCGTGCGCGGTTGACGAATTGCGCGCAACGCCTTGCCGCATCGCGGCGGACAAATTGCGCGCAATGGAGCGCCGCCACAGGGCGACAGATTGCGCGCAACGATCAGACGGCAAAGCTCGAATCGCGCATAGGACATTTTCCCTCGTACCGAGCATCATTCAGCGCGCGCACACTCCTCTAAGCGTGCTACTTGCAAAATAAGCGTACTTGCTTATTGTGATCCGCAAATCACAACGCGGGTCGCAACATGCTCAGCAACGAGACAGCAGGCATTGAAGAGGTCGCCGCCGCCCTTGGGCGCACGGTCGGCTGGGTCATGCGCAACTGGCTGCGCCAGCATCAGCTCTACGGCTTCCCGCGCCGTATCCCCGGCACGTGGACGTTCCCGCGCCGGGCTGTCGAGTCGTGGCTGCGTTCCGGCGGGCAGATGCCCATGCCGATGCCCGCCAACCAGAACGAGGGAGCGTTGCCCGACATGGTCGCGGCCGCCAACGCCTCGCTTCGCAACCGTTACGGAGCAAAGCCGTGAGCATGATCCTTCCACAGCAGCTGTCGCCGCAGCAAAAGCGCGGCCTGCGCCTCATCCACGATCACCGCCTTTACCGCCGCCTCAACGGCTACGGCAAGGCGCCGGCGGGCGTCAGTCTCGACGTCGTCAACTCGCTGCGGGGCCTCGGCCTGATCCGCATCGACATCACCGGCCGCCAGCCATGCCCGGTGCTGACCGGGCAGGGCAAGAACCTGCACATCGTCATGCAGGCCCGCGCCGAAAGGAGGCGGGCATGACGCCGAAGATGGTGGCAGCACTCAAGGCGGCCGCTGCCGCCGACGACCAGGGCGGCCTCTGCTGGACCGCCGCCGGCTGGATCAATCCCGGCAGGTGCTGGGATTACCACGGCGGGGCCATCGTCTCCCGATTGGTCTGGAACCATGGCTTTCTCGCGGAAGCAGGCCGCAAAACGCGTGGCGGTCAGCGCCGGGTCATTACGCAAGCCGGGCGCAACAAGCTGGCCGAGCTAGAACGGGAAGGGAAAGCCGCATGACCTGGCTGCCGATCCTTCTTCACGCCGGCGTCATGCTGGCCTTTCTCGCCCTGGCGGTGCGCTCATGAGCTGGCCGCTTGTCCTGATGCTCTGCGCCGCCGGCAGCATTGCGTTCCTGATCGGGATCGCCGTCGGCACCGTCATTTATGCCCTGCCGCGCCCGCGGCTGTTCGGTTTCGAGGTCCGCAATGACGATTGAGGGTTGGCTTGTGCTCGGCGCGGAGCTGCGCCGGCTCGTCCATGACGAAAAGGAAGCGCGAGATCTCGCGACTGGTTTCGGCGGTGCGGTGTTCCCGCTTGTGCGGGCGGATTCGGCTGTCGACGCTTACCTCGCCACCACTTCAGCAGGAGTGACGGAGGAGCAGACACAGCGCGTGACGGAGGAGATGGCGAGTGCTTTTGCGCTGGGCGCCAGTATGGGCGACGGCAAGTTCACGTCTGATAGCCCGCACCTGCAGGCCGCTCTAGATTCCTCGAAGGCGCGCATCATGGCCGGCTTGCGCGCCGCTCTCGCCGCCCCTAGCGGCGCGCAAGGGGGTGAGCTTTGAGCGCGCTACCTTTGTCGCAGCACGCCGGCCTCGATCGCCGCTGCCTCGAATGTCTTGCGGGCGTCGGCGGCCGTGGCCATGCCTTCGAGCGCATCGAAACAGGTCTTGTAGGCCTTGCGCCACTTGGCCGTGCGCTTCGGCCAGGTCTCCAGCTGCTCGATGCAGACCTCGACAGCCTTGACGTCATAGGTGTGGCCCGGGTTCGCGAGCACTTTCACCGGCACGGGCGGCCAAAACCACATCATGCCGCATCATCGCCGGCAGCACCGGCGGTGGCAAGCGTGCCCTTCGACTACGACTTCGACGAGATCGACGCCAACGACGATCCCGACGACTTCTTCTTCTGACCCTTCAGGCCGCATCACCCCCCCGGATGCGGCCCAGCCGGCGGGCGGTTCCCCTCCAATTCCGCCCGCCGGCGTCCATTCTCCCCGCCTGTACTGGTTGTGTGGGGAGCAAGCTGGCCCGGCAGGATGAGCGATCCCCCGCTCGTGTACCTGCCGGGTCTCTTTTTGACAGCCGGCCGCTTTCGATTCACCTTGGCCGCCGACAGGGAGCCACCCATGCCGAAGATCTCGCCGCATCCTCACGTTGCCTTTCGTGACGGCCGCCCGCGCTTCAAGCCGGGGCCCGAGCTGCGCGCCGCCGGCTACAAGGACACCGATCTGCGCTGGCCGGATCCGGCGCCGGCGAAGTGGCGTGCCACCGATCTTGTGCCTGGCGATCGCAACGCCGGCCGCTGGTTCAGCCGCGGTGAGACGGTCGACTGGTCGGAAGCCTTCGTCAAAAGCCATAAGCAGGCCGCGAAAGAGGCCGAGGCCGAGAAGCCGGCCGCCATGCGCGCAGCACCTGCCGGGCGCAAGGCGGCCGTTTATAGCCTGGGCGATCTGTTCGAAGACTGGAAACGCTCGCCCAAGTTCAACCAGCCCAAGGACGAGGCCGAGCAGCGCCGACAGCGCGCCGCCAAGGTCATCTATGCGCCCAAGTCGATCGTCGACTTCAAGCAGAAGCTCGGCATCATCGAGCGTCACGACCCCTCGCTATGGGCTTCGCCGGTCGACGCGCTCGACCAGCCGATCCTGTTCGGGCTCTATGAGGAGCTGGTTTCAGCCTACGGCCTGTCGCAGGCGCGCGGATCGATCGCAACGCTGTCGATCGCGCTCAGCTGGGGCCGCAAGCGCGGCAAGTTCAGCTTCGCTTCCAACCAGGGCGTCAACCCGGCCAAGGGGCTGGGCATGGTCACGCCGCCGCCGCGCGTGCGCTTCGGCCGCCGCATCGAGATCGAAACGCTGGTCGCCGTGGCCGATCATCTGAAATGGCCCGAAATGGCCGACATGGTGATCCTCGGCGTCTGGACCGGCCAGCGCCAAGGCGACCGCCTGCAGATGGTCGACAAGGGCCTGCTCAACAAGCGGCGTATCTTCCGCCAGGCCAAGACCGGCGCCATCGTTTCCGTCATGCAGGCGCCCGAACTCGAGCAGCGCATGGAAGCCAGCCAGAAGCGGCGCCAGGGGGCCGGCATCGTCAATCCGCGCGTCATCCTCGACGAACAGCTGTGGCAGCCTTTCCCCGACGACGGCGACCGCTACCGCAAGCGTTATGCCGAGCTGCGCGCGATCGCCGCCAAGGGCATCATGGACGAGGCGGCCACCGAGAAGCTGCAGGCCAGGTGGCGGGCCGAAGGCCGCAACAGCGAGCCGCCGGTTGTCTGGATCGTCAAGCCGTGCCCGTCGCTGCTGGGCGACCCCGAAACCGGCCTGCAGCCGCTGCAGGAAGGTGACTTCCGCGACACCGCCGTGACGTGGATGGCGCTTTCTGGCGCCACCATACCGGAGATCATTTCCATCACCGGCCACACGCCCGAAAGCGCGACGCGGATCCTCAAGCACTATCTGGCGCGCCACCCCGAAATGGCCGACTCGGCGATCAAGAAGATGGTCGACTGGTACGACGCTGACGGCGAAACGGAGTTCGGGCTATGAGCCGCTTCCTGATCCGCGCTTGCCGACACTGCAAGGGTGACGGCTTCTATCGGTGTTGTCGCGACCAGGTGCATCCGTTGACCAACATTGCTAGCGCCAAGGTGATCCTTTCGCCGGCCGGCCCTGCCAGTCCGCACGGCGCGCTTTACGACTATGCCAGCCGCATATGGGGCTACGAGTTCAAATGCCATGTCTGTCGCGGCAATGGTGAAGTCTTCTGGACGCGGGGGCGCAGCCTCACACCTTGACCGCCGGCGCAGTGAGAACATACTAGGAACATGGTCCTATATGTTGTCGCGCCGGGCAAAGCCTATTACGCCATCCGCTTTTCCGACATCCCGCCCGAATACATCCTGGGCGGCCGCTGCTTTCTGTGCCGGCGCACCGGGCCGATCGACCGCATGCGGGTGCAGGCGCGTTGGGGTGAGGAACGCTTCCTGCGCTTCGTCGACAACAAGCTGCGCTGCCTCGGCTGCGGCAACTGGCAGGAAAATCGCTTCATCGTCTATGGCCGCCGGATCCGCGAACAGGCCAAAGAGGGCGCCGATGGCGCCAAGGTGCCGGCCGAGGCGTTGAAATCGCGTTAGCGATTGTATGGAACTGCCTGCTTTCCACAGCGCTGCCCGTACAAATTTCAGACATCGCCAATCCATGTTGACGCAACGGCAACCTGCGGGTGACGCTCCAACCAGGCCGCAGAAGACGGCTGCCATTGGGAAAGCGCCACACCATGAGGGATCGGGATTATGCATCGCATCGAGCCCATTGCGGGCCGCATAGACCAGCAGCTTGCCGAGGTCGATCACCTGATTTCGGCATTGATCTTCATCAGTGAGAACGTCGAGGACCACCAGCACGAGCTGTTGCGGCACGCCGCCGTGACGATCGGCTACTGCCTGCACGACAAGATCTCGGCCGCCGGCAAGGACGTGTCGCAGCTCTTCAGACTACTCGCCAGGTGA